GTACAAATCACTAGTAGCACTACAGGGTTTACAGTTAATGGATTAACACTTAAGGTGGGCACTAATACTCCTATTGACCCAGGGTACCGGATGATTTCTGTATATGCAACCTATACGGAGCGGTCAACCGGTAAACAGGCAATCGTTAGTGCTAATACTAAGCTAACAACTACCCAAACCGTAGGTGCAGGACTAACACTAGATTTGTACTCTATCGGTGGGGAAATTATTGTTGACAACATTCCGGATAAAGTAACGATTGTTGGAGACGTATATCGAAATGGGGAGGTTATTAATGACGATAGGCAGTTTAAGTTATTTGCACAAGACCCAACTGTATCTGATACCAACAATGCTGGTTATGACAAGGATGGCGGTTTAGGTTGGCGTAAGATAACTAAAGACTCTGCTGGGTATAGCTTAACCATTGACTTTGATGTCGTATCAAAGTCATCTATCGGAATTTCGATAAAGCCAGAGGCAGTAGTTAACGTGCAGAACTACAAGCTACTCATGTATACGAGCTCCCAATCAGACCTACGATACTTTACTATCCGTAATATGGACTCCCCAGTTGTGGTAAATGTGGTCACTAGGACAGGACTTCTACTTTCAGATAACACAACTAAGACGGACTTAACCGCGTCAGTATTTTCTAGAGGGGCTGAAGTAGATACAAATGGTAGTGAGTATGTATATAAATGGTATGCATATCTAGAGGATGGTACAGAGATGCCTAACTTTGGTGGTGGCGACCTTCCCTATCGACTAGGTAAAACTATCTCAATAGCTAGAGGAGAAATACAAGGTAACGCCTTAACAGTGCTTGCCCAAGTAGAGAGTAAATAAGGTATAATTAAGTCTAGGGAAACCTAGGCTTTTTTGTATGTGCCGTATATTAGCATTTAAAAGCGAGGTTAAGAAATGAGCCAACTAGACGGAATAAAGGGCACAGGATTACAGCGTATTGAGCTTGCTTACTCTGGAGGAAGCTATAAGTTTAATGTTAATCCACAGTCAATTAGTTATGATATGCCACACAGAGCAACAGTAGTTAAAACACAGCAACAATATGTTATTGAGGACTTTAATGATGATGTTCAGACAGTAACTATTAAAGGTAACACAGGTGGACCTAGAAGCGGTGCTGAGGACGCTAAGAACAAACTATGGAACTTTCTAGATGCTTACGCTAACAGAGAGCCTAAGTATGGACAAGCTCCCACAGAGAACCTTATATTTTTAAACCATACTGAAGACTTTGCATGGGAAGTAACAATAGACCCATCTGGATACTCTATTACACGAGATGTTTCACATCCATTAATGTGGGACTACGAGATGAAGTTTATTGTTATAAAAGTTGCTGGTGGACCAACTGCTGATGCACCTTTTGAAAATGAAGTAACTAGCTGGATATATGACAGCAGTAGATACCAAGATAATAATAGGGCTAGCCTGGCAAATACAGAGATGAGTAGATACCAAGATAATAATAGGACTAGCCTGGCAAATACAGAGATGAGTAGAATTGTGCCTACCTCAACAAAGTCTCTATATAGTCCAATGATGAACTACAATGATTTAGGCACTGGAAAGGAAAAAGGCACAGCTCAACGAAACTCTAAAACGGGAACAACTAGAGCTAAGAGTAGCCTAGGTATTAGATAATGCAACTAACTCAATCTAGACAACTATTATCATTTATGTCAAGCCTAGGACTTGAGATTGATGGTACCGTTAGAACACCCTACTTCTCAGACTTGTTAGACTATGAGTCAAAGATATACACACCAGAACTAGTTGCATCAACACTAGGGTTGGATATGGCAGGTGTGTTGAAGGCAGGAGCAACATTTAAAGCAACTTCTGATGATACAACTAATGAAGTTATTAAACTAGCACGTTTGCTTGACCTAAAGAATACTAATCCATTGGCCTATAAGATGCTCCAGCTGATTACATTAGAGGTATTCTCTCTTGTAGCGGTTATAGACATTGCCCCAACATCCGCAAATGAGTACAACCTAGATGACGCTAATAGGCTTCATAATAATATTATGTACCTTAATGAATACTTAGGTAGTCAATATGCTTACAATGGAGATAATAGCCGGACACTAGAGCAGTCAGTAATAGCCTATAGACTGGTTAGAAAGTTAAAGGAACTTGACAAAGACTCAGCCTATATGTACAAAGTGATTAGTGGTAATACGCTAGGAGGTGGTAATAGTGCGCTATAGCAAGTACAGCATAAAGCAAGGGGATACAATTCAATCAATAGCACAAAGCTACTATCAAGATATGTCTAAGTGGCAGGATATTGTAACTTATAATAACCTACGTTACCCCTACCTAAGTGACACCCCGCAGCCTAACAATAGTCATGTGCTCTCTATCGGTGACGAGTTAATTATTCCGTTAGAGCAAGATGGATACACGTTAAATAATGTTGCATTACGACGACAGGACTTAGATGCTATTACCTCATACTCACTAGGTAGAGACTTGTATCTAGTAGACCTAAATGACGAGGCCTTAAAGTCAAGAGGCCAAACAGATGAGCTGTTTAGCTTAGCAACCTCTAAGAATGACCTTAGAACTGTCTATGGTAACGATAACCTAATTCAAGCTATTGTATTAAGACTTAGCACTAAGAAGGGTACAATGCCTTTACACCCAGACTATGGTAATGAGTTCCATGAATTACTAGGTAGTAGGTTGACATATGACCTACTTAATAAGCTACAGGTGTATATCCGTAAGGCAATTAATGAAGAGCCTAGAGTTAAAGATAATTCTGTTAAGGTATCCTCTAAGGATGGGCAAACAGTAGATGTAGAGGTACATGTTAATCCAATTGACGCAGAAGAGCAGCTAGACATTGCACTAAGCTTGGCTAGTGATGGCTCTGTTATACTAAAATAAGGAAAGATAATATGCTATTTAGAAAACAAGCAGACATCCTAGTTGATATGATTGATGCTGTATCAGTAGAAACTAACCGATTAACTGATTTCAACGTTGGGTCAGCAGCTAGAGCATTGTTCGATGCCTTCTCAATTGAAGCAGAGAATCTATATATGCTAACAGTAGAAAACATTAGTGATGGAATTGAATCTGGACTAATGTCAGCCTTTGATTTTTCACCTAGAGATGCTACGTATGCCTATGGAGACTTAAAGGTTACATTTAATAACGCGGTTACCTCACAGATAGTTATCCCTGTAGGGGCTACATTCTCAACGGGAGACGCTAGTTCAAACTTAAAGTTCCAAACTAGGGATAGCTACATCGTGTATCCTGGTGCAACCAGTATCACGATTACTGTATATGCAAACAGTGCGGGTGTTATTGGAAATGTTGGGGCTAATCAGATTACCTCAATAGAGTCTAACATCTACAATGTAGCTACTGTGACAAATCCAGAATCATTCCTAACAGGGTCTGATGAAGAGACATATGAACAAACAAAGACACGTTTTCAACTATTCATTGAATCGTTTGGTAGAGCAACTAAGAATGCATTAAAGTATGGCGCACTAACTGTACCAGAAGTACACTCAGCCTATGTTTACGAGCAAGTGGGACTGGTTACTGTATACGCAGCAGACGCTAACGGTAATTTACCTAGCCAAGTACAGCGCAACATAGAACAGGTACTAGAGGATTATAGACCAGCTGGTATTCAACTAGTTGTATCACCTATGATTAAAACGCTAGTAGATGTTACAGTTAATGTTAAGTTTATAAATGAAAATCTAGTTACTCAACAAACACTTAGCGGACTAGAACAGGTTGTTAGAAATCACCTCAACTCATTAGATGCTGATGCTGACCTAGTACTATCTAAGCTAGCAACTGAAATAATGAACTCAGACGACAACATAGCTGACCTAGAAATTGTAGAACCTAGTGATAACATAGAAGTTGATAATAATGCTATAATTAGAGCAGGAAGTATTACTGTACAAGAAATGGAGGAGTAGACATGACAGGGTACAATAAAGCAACATCAGACCCTAGAGGGCTATTCAATAGATTCCTCCCACCAACATGGCGTAACACAGATAGCTCTAATATCGTGCATAATGCAATTATCAAGTCAATTGCAAATACGTTGGTAACTGCAGAATCAGACTTACTAGATGCTAAAGCAGAATCTTACTTAGAAACATCTTCTGGTGTCTTCTTAGATAAGTGGGGTAGTTTTTCAGGTATTACTAGAAGAACAGATGAAACAGATGGCCACTATAGAGCAAGAATCAAGCGATGGTTTACTAAGAAGAAAGGTACGGTTAATTCCTTAATAGAAAATATTAAGG